GAGAAGTTGACGCTCAAGAAGATCAACAGATGGATGCACACCAGGCACAACATCTTCGGCGTGGCGGTCTGCATGGAGATGTCCTGGCAGGTCTACTCGGAGTTCGATGTGGACGTCGCCTCGACGTTCAACTACAACGGGTCGGAGAGGAGACTGACCCCGGACTACTTCGTGGAGACGGAGGACAAGATCTACCTGATCGACTTCGCGGTCACCGTCGGCAACGCCTCGTTCATCAGGGAGAAGAAGCAGAAGAGGTACAGGGCCCTGGCCGACGACTTGTCGAGGCACTTGGGCAAGGAGGTGGTGGCGGACGCCGTCGTCTGGAGGATCAACGAGATGGACAACATGCAGATCCCGTCCTTCATGGAGGGCATCAGGGAGAACTTGATCAACAACGAGATGCTGAGGAACATGAGGTTGATGCACTTGAAGTTGATCAACATGGAGAACTACAACCTCTTCGCGAAGAACCTGGACATCGACCTGGTCGACTGGGAGGAGAACGCCGAGATAAAGTACGAGTCCTACACGATGCTGCTGTCCGCGATGTTGGACTTGTACAAGCTCGAGGACAAGAAGACGAACGACATCGCGATCTCCAGGAACAAGGCCCAGAAGGGGGAGAAGATCATGTTGAAGAACATGGAGTTCATGAACGACTTGAAGGAGAGCTTGAAGATCAACGAGGAGGAGTACTTCTTGACGACGTGCGAGACCATGGCCAACATGATAAAGTCCGACTCGATCCCGGAGTACTTGAAGCAGGTCACGACCTTCAACAAGGACAAGGTGTACTACGAGATCCAGAAGCAGAAGGACACCCAGGAGAAGCTCCGGCTGGAGGCGTCCAAGCACTTGAACTTCAAGATCCCCAAGGTGTTCAAGTTCCCGTTCTTCTCCTTCAGGAAGTTCCACTTGGACGAGATCGACAGCTTCATGCACCCGACCTTCGACATCGCCCACGAGTTCAACGACGGCACCATGCTGATCAACGACAAGTTGAAGTGGCTGGACACCGAGAAGATCAACGAGGACACGGACTACCTGACCAAGGGGATCGGGTTCGACGAGATCGAGGACAAGGACATGATCGAGTCCTTGATAGAGTTCATGATGCAGGAGTCCGAGGACAACTCCAACGAGGTCTTCAACAAGGAGATGTCGCACGACAACTTCTACAAGC